CTAAAGCTGCGTGATATCGTACCGGTCCGCTGTCATCTTAGTCATATCCGGTTGCTCGTTCATGAAGACTACCACATGAGGAGTATGCTGAAGAATCTTCATCTGACTCTCGTATTTCGGAGATAGAACCATCCGATCCTTGATCATCTCCAGAAGTCCATAATTCAAATACTCTGCGTTCCCTCGGGGGATGTTGAACAAAAAGATCCGGGTTCTGACGTCGACGGCGTGAGCAAGGTCATCACGCTTCCCTGGACCCAATATCTGGACTCCATCGAGCTTTGAGAAGGCGTATCCACAGAACCAAGACTTACCGTGTCCTCCGTCGCTGTCGACGACGAATCGGACTGTTCGGTCATTGGCCGGTCCATCAAGCTCTGCAAGAAGAGCTGTTTGCCACTCGCGTAGTTCACCGTCACGTAACGTGGGACGGGGACAGATCTCTCCGGCCATTCGACGCAGGGCGCTTCGGTACCGGCCATAGAGGGACGGCCATTGGTCAATGAGTTCTCTTTCTGAGGGCTCGGACTCAAGGGTTCGCAACCACTCGACATAGCGCTCAAAGTCTGATCGTCGCCCTTGCTGATCAACTGGACAAGTACCCCATTCGTCAAAATCGCCATCTTTGATGCAGTAAGTTCGGTTTTGTTCTGCAGTTCCTCTCGCGCTTGTGCAATGACACACAGGCAGCAGTGCTCGCACACTGGAGAGTCGTAGTCGGCTGTTAAATCGGACAAAGCCTTGTATATGAGGCGTTCCCGTGGTGGGAGCAACTTCTCGTCCAATAACAAGGTACGCGACACGAGGGTCCTCAGCCAACAGTTGCAGATGAAGCACCTGCTCATCGGTATAGTTGTTGAGGGTGAAGCACCAGTTCTGGTTTTGTGCACTCATGAAGTCTCTCACGTTTTTATGAGAGTGTGCATGAAGTGAGGGGGGTAATAATATACCCCCTCACTCGGACCCACAAAATTTTTCGCAGGACCGAAAATGCCAGTACTGCTACGTAGAAACGTACGGCGGACTCGCATGGCGCGCGCCAGGCGGGGCACTACTGTACGACGCGTATACACCTACGGTGCGAAAAATCTAGCGGCGCGCAACATACAGCGCGCGTGGCGTTCAAAGCGCGCAGTTCGGGCGCATGTTGGAGAAAGCATTTGGAATTCAAATTGCAAGAGCACGCTTACGCATGACGACTTTCCAACTACGCAAAGCACCGGGTTATTGTATGGTCTGGACATCACCCAGTTAGCACAGGGACAAGAACAGAACCAACGAGAACGTGGAGTTATTAACTGCCGAGGATTCAAGACACAGATCATGTTTCAGAATCTCCAAGGAAGTGCCACGCTTTACGTTAACATCGCTATGATCGCTCCCAAGTCAACGGACAGTTCAGGAGGTGACATCCCGGTTAACGCCAGGTTCTTCCGACTCAACGGAGCCCAACGCTCGTTGGATTTCAACCAAGTGGGAGTAAGTCCTTTCCAACGCCATATATCAAGCATCAATACGGACGACTACACCGTCCTTTGGCACAAAAGACGCGTGCTCTGTCCCAACTCGAACGGCACAGCGGCTAACGTCATGAATACGAAGAACTCGATGTGGTTGTGCAACAAGTACACCAAATTGAGCCGCCAGATTCGTTACGGAGCTGCCGAAAGTTCAGCGGCTACCGACGGACGAGTCTACCTCGTCTACTGGTGCGGAGTCAATGGGTTCCCGGCTGATCCCGGTGTGACCTTCCAAATCAGCAGACGCTGCATCATGTACTTCAAAGAGCCTAAACAGTAAAACATCTTTTAGAATTTAATCCAGCCACTAAGGGCTCATGTATCGATGCGCGGCGGCTAAAAAGCCGCCGCCCCGCGCGTTGTAGGGGCTAAAGCTGCGTGATATCGTACCGGTCCGCTGTCATCTTAGTCATATCCGGTTGCTCGTTCATGAAGACTACCACATGAGGAGTATGCTGAAGAATCTTCATCTGACTCTCGTATTTCGGA